CTCCTGCTCAATTTTCTTCTAATCGTAGAAGGTTTATTAGGTGCCCAATTATTTTTAGGATTAACAAACCACTGCCTTGCAACATTTTGAGCAAGTATTCCTACTTTCTCCATTCCTGATTTAAATCCAGCCTTATCACCCTTAAATCCCTTCAAAGTGGCATCAAACATAAGAGCGTTAATCCTCTTTTTGTTGTCAGGGTCTTCAATCGCCGGTTCTAAAACAGGTCTAGCAGGTAGCCCCTTTATTGGAGACCCATTTGTGTGAATGAATAATAACTGTGCATTATTCATTCCCTCATCTACTCTAGACTCCGCTTCTCCTTTCCTCTTTGGGCTTTTTCGCTCAGATGTATCTTCAGGTATTCCTACATATAAAGAAAATTTCTTTATATGCTCCAAAATAGCATCCAATACAATCTTATCTGTTTCTATTACATCTATAATCATACTTCAATATCCGTTTTTAATAACTGCATTCCTCCTATACCTACAATCCTAGCCAATTGTAGAAAATCTCTTCCATACCGGGTCATATTGAAATTTCCTGCATCTCTGAGCAACGAAGCATTTGTATCATACGATACAGAAACACCTCCAACACTTTTACTTGCGATTAGGCCCGTACTCTGTGTCACTCCTGAATCTCTATCAGCTGCATCTTGTGCCTGCCTAGACAAAGCAATATTATGTGCAACAAATAAATATATCCCCTGTTGCAATAATTCACCCCATCTATTTACATTCAATCTTTTATCAGCCACATCCGCCCAAAATCTCATAGTCCCATAGGCACTCTCATCAGCAAATTCTGGAAACGCTTCGATAAATTCTGCAACTTCAAAAGCCATCAACTACCTCTTATATCTTTATCCTTCTCTTTTTGTAATTCTTTCAAAAGGGAGTTCCACTTAACCTCTGTGGAACTCCCCCTCTCCTTCTTAATTTTGACCGGGGGCTCAATCTCGCCAGGAGGAATAGGAGCTTCTAGAACGGCGGCTCCCGAAGCTATTAATCCCTGGATAAACCAGTGATTAATTACCGACTCATCAAGATTATGAACCCCCGGTTTATATACCTTTCTACCGCCTCCCTCCGGTAATAAAACGGGTATTTTAAATTTAATCTCCATCTTCCACTCCTTTTGTAAATGTTACTTAAATCCCGTCCATATACAACACAGTCTCAGGATACACAATCTCCACCACTCCCAACTTACCAAAATAAGTAGTTAGGTGGAAAATGCTCCTGTACTCAAGAGGAGTCCTCTGTAGCGGAACCAGCGGATAACGAACACGATTCTTATCCTGAGAATAACAAATCATGCGGTCAGTCCCTGCAGCAGGTGAACCAGCCTGAGTTCCCAAACCTGTCAGCCATTTGCAAGGCTGAATATCAAGCTTCTTACCGTTAATTTTCAAAGCAATACAGTTATCCTCAATAAATTGAAGAATACTAATATTACCTGCTTCAGAAACCTTGCGGGAAGTAATCTGAGCAAACTGTGTAGGAGGCAGGAGAACTTTGCTTGGACACACAGCTGTTCCTGAATTCTCCCAGCAAGCAACAATAAGGTCGTTAACATCCCTCAAAATCTCATCATGAGTTTTCTCAGTCCACTGAGTATCGCCCTTTGCTCCCTCTTCAACAAAAGAAGATGTAACACTATCCGAATTCAACAGTCCCTTCTTCCCCACAGCAGTGTCGCCAATGTACACCATCTCATCAATATCCATCTGCCACTTAAGCTGCATGCCCTGATATTTCTGAGCATCAACCGGACGACCAAGTTGCTGAGCAGATAGTAACTCTGGGATCGTGTAGGAAACTTCCATACCCCACAAATACAGAGGGTTAGAAGTCTTTCCAATATCCACAGCGATTCCAGGAATAGCATTACTATTCTTCCCAATAAAGTTCTTTCCTGTAGAATCCATGCTGCCTGCTGCTGCGAAAGTAGAATTTGTAAAGCTGGAAGCATCATCTGCCATAGAAACATCTTCACGTAGGTCAATATCACGACCCCACGTAATTGAAACTAACGGTTCATGAAGAGTTTTATCTAGACGTTCCAACTCTCCTATCATGAAGGCACCAGTACTATCAATTGTGTATCTATCATATGTAATCATAATGTTAACTCCTCCTATATACTTACTTAAATATTAAACGAAATTTCAACGTTGCCGTCAGCATCAGCCTCGCCCATAAATTTAACGCTTGTCAACTCTACGGTATTGCTAGTATCAGAATCGCACTCCAACCCGCCAACAGGATAATCGTCTGTACCGCCATCTTTCCTTACATAAACGGTAGCATTTTTAACCGGAGTTCCTTTCTGAACCTTCACAGTCATATAACCACGACGCAGAATATCAAGCGGCAAACCAATCGGGGGAATCCCAGCACCTTTAGCATCACCAGTTCCACCTGCTGACTGAATCGGGAAGGGGCGAACCGCAAATCCATACACATCTGCAGCTGCATCAGAACTGTGATTAATTGGCTCAATCTTTCCATTTACCATTTTTACAGGCACACCATACAGCTTAACCGGCTTTGAAGAATTCATTATCTGCGGTTCAATGGTTGCATGCTCTCTTCTTGTCACATCTCCTGCAACTCCGGCAGGCATTCTTTTATAAAACACATTACTCATTATACTTACCTCCTAATATTATCTTTTCCAAAATTCTTTGTTTCTTTCGGCTATCTTTGATATTTCCTCTGAAGATTGCTGAAAGTATTTTCTAGAATCAAAAGTGCCCTTTTGAATCTTTGAATCTCTTGTAGCTGCAATCATTCTACTAGCTGCTACAAAAATACCCTTTACTTCTGCCCGACTAAGATCTTCAACCTTCTTACCTTTCAACAAAGGTTGAACAATCGAAGCATTATCCGTTGTTATTGCTTTATCCAAAACCCTGCGTCTCACGGAATCAAAATATCTTCTTCTATCTTTTATCGGTTCCTTCAACTCAATATCAGGATCAATGATTTCTGCATCACTTGAAAAATCTGCAAAATCTTCATCTTCCTCTTCTAAATCACCTTCTTTCTCATCTCCAACTTCTTCTATATCATCCCCTAACTCATCTTCAAAAGCTTCCTCAATTACATCAACAAGAAGTTCCAAAACTCTCTCTATTTTGTCAAGACGATCCATCAACTCTCCAGAAGTTGCTCCTCCAGCATCCTCATCAGGATCCTGATCTTCAACCGACTCCTCTCCTGAAGGCTCTTTAGCAGCCTCTCCTGAAGGCTCTTTAGCAGCCTCTTTAGCAGCCTCTATTGCTTCTTCTGCCGCTGTCACAGCTTTCTCCGCAGCCTCTTTAGCCTCTGCTGCTGCTTGCTGTGCCCTTTCCGCATCATCCGCTCCCTCTACAGAAATCGGCTCTCCTAAATCAGCATCCTCCAGAGAGTCTGCAAACCTTGATTTAGGAAAGATGCGCTTAAAAAGTTCTTTTGGTCTCATAGTGTTTACATCCTCCCTACTTATAATAGTATTATTGTTTACACTATCCTCATCTTGGATAGCACATCTTGAACCCGCTCTCCCCTTTGTGACTAGCGCTACATGATTCCCTACAATATTACTCTGCCTCCCTCTTCCACGTTCAATTTGTTCATATTCAGCATCATAGCCTAATGATACTTCTCTTAATCCTGACTTCACTAAATCAATAGCTTCTTTAGTAGTCACTAAAATATCACCAAGAAGCATATCCTCCATCTCTCCATCACCACGATGGACATTCTGAACATAACCATGAGATAACTTCTTCCAATTTTCTGGAGTCACTATTCCATCAGGATGATTGATAACCAAAGGTTTTCCCTCAAAGGAAGCTATGGCTCTTTCACTGAACACTTCATCTTCATCTCTTTGAATTTTTACTACACCATCTAAACCGCCCTCAACAGGCACTTCAGCAGCAGTGTAATCAAATTCACCTATCCTGGTAAGTGGCACATCCTTACAAATTAAAAATCCTTCTGGAGTCTCGCCGATGTGCTCGCTTAACCTTTCAGATACGTAAAATCTTGCCATTCTACCTCCTATCCCACTTGAATGTCAAGTCCTTAAAATGAACAAGAGCAATTCTACCACTATCAAATTTTACCTTTACCATACTACCCTCAGTTCCCAGTATGACTACTTCTTTACCTAACAAAGATTTATCTACTCCTGATTCACTCACTGGATTATAGGTAGCTATGCTGCCAACTATCTGATCTTTTGTCTTCCTATCTACTCCTGTAATCGTGCCTTTGTTTTTAGATGCGTAAAAAACACTTTCGCCTTCCTTCTCTCCATACTGCTCCTTCATAGCTCCCATTATCTTTTTGCCTTTTTCAGTTAATGGGTCGCCTGTGTAGGTATCCTTTTGCAACTTATCAATCTCTTTCTGATACTGGTCAACACTGTAACCCATCTTCCTAGCAGCGTCCATGTTCTTCTGAATCTCACCAATCTTGACTTTTAACGCTTCACCTTTTGTAAATGTATCGACGGAATCCTGATTTGACTTCAAGTTAATGACCTGTGTTCCTTTACCATATTCTTTCGCCATCTCTTTTGCTGCATTAAAACTATTCGTGTACAGAGGCTCTCCCATTCCAGTAGGCAAAATAATCTTATACTCCTTACCCATCTCTAGTTGTTTCTTATCAAAATCAGATAGGGCATCCTCTGTTATATGAAACAAATCCTCTCCTCCTGAAATCACCAATACATTTCCAGAGGAATCTTGCAACTTATAAACAATTGATGGGGTCGCTCCTTCTTCAGTCACTTGATTAACAGGCTGTTCCACCCCTATCACAGTATAAGACTCACCTGCCCTCACGCCTTGCCCTTCTTTGATAGCCATCAAGGTTTGACCTTTGTGTAGGGAGTCGGCTATTTTAGAATCACGAGTGGCAAAATCTTTTGATGCCTCTTCAAAAGAGATAAAATAATGCCCGTGAGAGGTGCTCCTGTCATCGCCCCTGTAAATAGCCCAAGTGATGTATTCCTCTCTACCGCCCCTGTTCCATTTCGCAAGGACTATTTCTTTATCAGGCGCAACTCTTTTCCTAACAAGCTCTGTAGCTCCATTAGGTAAAACATTATCCTTTGTTTTAGAATCACGAGAAATTATTCTCGCTGTCTTTAATCTTGAACCAGATACAGCATCTGTATTACCATTTTCTTTACGTTTAAAGAAATAAGCTACATCGCTACCTTGCCCTTCTTTAATCGCTGTCAAGGTTTGACCTTTAAATGACTGTCGATTATCTGTAACAAAAAAATTGCCTTTAATCAAACCTTTTACCTTCAAAGCTTGCACAATGTCTTCAGGTAATTGATTAATATGCCATGGAGTTCCCCAATTACCACCTTCTTGCCTAACCCTTGCGTGAGTCCCGTCCATTATCTCAACATCACCCATCCATGACGAATGGGTAGTAATATGAACAACTTTGCCATCCTTCGATGTCTTCCCAAAATTACCAAACCCTTTTCCAGAACCATCAAATTTTCTCTTTCCTCCACAAGCTCCTTGCATCCGCACATCAGCTGTCTTAGACCCACCTTTATTCATTTTTTCAGTGTATAATTTATATAAACCTATATAATTATGCCTATCTAAATCACCTGTCTTCCCCAAAGCCTTCATCATAGCTTTCTTTTCTTTTTGAATCTTAGTTCCTACTACAAAATAAAGACCTTTTCCAGAGCCTGGTTTATCTATCATACTCTCATACATCTCTTGACCACGCTTAGGTCCATACTTCTCTTGTAGTAAACCAGAAACATGGCCATAATCTATAGGACGTTCAGAGGAATTTAGGTAGACACCGCTAGTATCTGGGGGATATATTCTTACAGACCTATCAATATTATAGGGTGTCTTCATTTCAGTCCTAGTCTCTGTGTTTTCTCCAATTTCAAAGGGTTTTAAATACTGAAGAATTTTCTGTCCACCTGATTTCGATTGTTGTTTTATCCCCTGAGACCTAGTCCTCGCTTTCCTTCTACGAGCCTCAAGAGCTGCTCTGCGAGCTGATTCAGAAAAAGCATCTTTAATTGTACTCATTTTCCTATCCTTACTTCCATACCCTCCAAAGTATTTAGATGGCACTTTATTAATTCTAATCCTAATTTGACCCTGAGTGGTAGCTCTTTCAACTAGTCTATCAGGATTATTAGCCTCACACTCCCTAAGTAATTGAACCATTCCAGATTCATCTACAAACCCTGAATTTCTACCATAATCAGTTTCCAGCATAAACTGACCATTTCGGTACATTAAATCTGCCCCAACTGAATCTTTTGTTTTAATCTTCATCTCAACGACCTCTAAATTCTCCTCTTCTTACAGAACTAATCTTCGAACTGTTTCCCTCATCTTCCTTCGGCACGCCTCCGGACTCCAAGCGTCTTTTGACTCTTCTATTCTAGAGAGCAAATTTCTAGCCCTCCCCTTAACGAATCTAATGATATTTGTCTCTTTTTCATATACTTCTCCTATCCCTTATAAATTTCTCCTGCAATTAATGAAAATTCCTCTCTAGACATCCGTCTAATCATTCCGTGAGAGTAAACTTTAACAGGAAATCTCATTTCCTTCCAATCTACAACAGGTTCGGGATGACATCGACAATTAAATGTACATGCAGCATGATAATTCCCATACACTTTTTGTCCAATCAATTTCTCTGGACTGGGAGGTTCATCCCAATTCACCAGAACTCCTTCAAGATTTTTATGAGAATCTCTAACTATGGCATCTCCTGCAGTTCTCCATATATACCAATTAGAACCCACACTTTTCGCTCTAGCCATTGTAAGTCCAGTTGTCATTCTTGACACTTCTGTTCTTGCAATCAATTTAGCTCTATTACGAGTAATGTCTCCAATTCTCATTATTTCTTCTTCTAAATCAACAGACCGAGCCCCCTTCCCTAGTGCTTCCACCAAAACTAAATCCTGAACTCTTTCGGCTGCCTGTAACGGCATTGAAGTTATCAATTCCACATTATCTCTGAGAAATTGCTCTATTAATGGTCTTATCGATGCTTGATTTATCTGTCCTCTCATTGTAGGCGGCATCCTTTCCAAAATAGAACTCCATCTCCCTCTTGACTCTTTATCTATATTTGATACAACTACAAAAGCTATCTTTTGAGCCCACTCACGTAGTCTAGAAGAATACTTTCCTAGATACTGGACGGCTCTTGCAGCTGCTTTACTAGTAAATCTGTTAAAATATCTTTTAATTATTTTTTCCACTTCTTCTGCAACAGATTCTAAAACCTGAGTATAATCCCTTACTATACTTCTAGTAGGAGTCACATTTTCCTTCTTTTCCTTCGGAGCATCTACTGTATATATAGAATTAACTAAAGTTAACATTATTACTCCCGTATCATTGATTTTAATACTGCATTCCAATTTCTAATTGATGCTCTTTTATGACTATCTCTCTGACTCTTCAGAGACTTAAATAATTCTTCTTCCGAAATACCCTTCTTCGCAAAATAACCCAAATCATCAAGTCCCAATCCTATATCACCACTATATTCACTCTTAACGGTATACCATTTGCCATCATCCTTCTTTTTCATTTTTAACATTCCACCCTCAGCTTTACCCTCATCCCAAATTTGAGCCTTAAGTGTATTACCTGATATTTCAGTAGTAAAACTGTTCAAATTCCCTCCCCTACCATGCCAATTCAATTCACTAATCGACTAACTATTCCACTTGCAGAGCTAGTTCCTTCAGATTCTTGTTTACCCTTCATCTTCCTACGACGAGCCTCTATCGCTGCTCTGCGAGCTTCGGGACTCCATGCGTCCTTCGATTCTTCTCTGCTAGAAAGAATTTTCTCTAATTTCTCACTTAACGAATCTAGTGATATTTGTCTCTTTTTCATTTCTTTCTCCTATTCTTTTATATACTGGAAGATGTTTAATATCCTCCAAAGTCCTTCCTGACTTCTTCAAATACTCATCAAATTCTTTGCTATTAATAGGAGGTAAGTCCCATGTCCTTTTTAACCAATCTGCATTCTCAAGTTTTTCATCTAAATTTATTAGTTTTGCCATATTCATCTCCTTACGACATTATTATTACACTCCCTTTAACGTTACAAACGCTCCTAATTTCTTCCTCTGTAAATACAGAATCACAAACAAAATCTCCTCTCACTTCTTTGGGACAACCTACCAGAGAAGTTATAGCTGTTCCATTACAGAAAAAGTTACCTCCTACAAACTCCGGAGCTCCTTTCAAAGAAGTGAGTTTTTCATTTCCATGACAATCAAAACTCCGTCCCACCATCTTAGGAGCCCCTTCCAACGAAGTTATATTTTTGTTATCTGAACAATAATAACTACCTGAGACATGTTCTGGACCCCCTCTCAAGGAAGTTAGGCTTCCATTATTACTGCAATCAAAATTAACCATCGTTTTTGGGACACCTTCCAAAGACTTTAAATTTTCATTCTTCGAACAATCAAAAATATCTCCTGTTATCTCTGGGCACCCCTTTAAAGATGTAAGTTTAGGATTATTACAACAAGTAAAACTTCTTCCAATACTCTTAGGAATCCCCTCTAATGAGGTTATATTATCCATATTTGTAAAAATAAAACTTCCTCCTAC